CTTAAAGCGCAACACGCATAAGGACCATCATGGACGCATCAAAACTACCAATGCCGATTGGCGTTGAAATGAAAAAAATCCTGCCAGAAGGGATTAGAGAACTTTGCACTTACGATCCTCAAAGCGATGGATTCATTGCTCGGTGGGATACGGTTATCAATGGCAAACAGTTTCATGTAATCGAATACCAATCATCATATATTGGCGCGAATAAGATTGGTGTGGATGAATGGCTTTCACGTCTTCGTCCTGCAGCGATTGCAACACTCAAAGAAATCGAAGACCACTCGACGGCGGCATAAGTGACAACTGCACTTGACATGATGCAGGCAAGCTTGGAGCAGATTCAGGTCTACGCTCCAGGCGTTACCATTGGCGCCGCCGACAGCTCGCGAATGCTGTGGATTTTGAATAACATGCTCGACCAGTGGTCTAACCAATCGCTGACTTGCTATGCCAATATCGAGCAAAGTTTTACGTTGGTTCCGGGGCAGAGCGCGTACACTATTGGCACATCTGGCGGCGCGAACATCGTATTGACGCGCCCGCTCAAGATCAATACCGGTATGGGTGCCGCGTACTTGATGGACGAGAACCAAAACCGCTATCCAATCAACGTCATTGAACAAGATCAATGGAATACCATTGGTCTATTGACTACGCAGTCGAACTTACCCGATACGTTGTTTTACGATGCGCAGTTCCCGCTCGGCATCATCAACATTTTCCCGCAGCCTGATATTGCATACACGGTCTATTTCGATTCCAGGCTTCAACTTGTCGATTTGGTCAACACATCATCCGTGTTCAGCCTGCCTCCAGGATATCTCGAAGCCATACAAAATAACCTCAGCGTTCGTGCGTGGCAGTTCTACAAGAAGGCTCCTTTGTCACAAGCTAATCCGGATCTCATTGAGATGGCAAGAACCACGCTGGGCGATGTCAAGCGCAATAACATGCGAAACAGTCCAGTCGTATATGACGGCGCCGTAGTGTCGCGCGCCGCATCGAGCTATAACATCTACTCCGACACTCAGGGCAGCAGGGGCAACTCGTGAACAGCCCTATATTCGAGTCGTTTTTTCAGAACAGGGCAAAATCTGGAAACAATGATCTCTGCATCAATCTGTACGCGGAACATACTGACGGAGCGAAAGGACCGGAAATCGGTCTGCTTATTGACCGTGGCGGTTTGGTTCTGCTTACGACAGTTGGCACTGGCCCTATACGCGGCGAGTACGTCGCGAATGACGGAAATCTGTACCTTGTAAGCGGAAATGGATTCTATCAGGTAACGTCGTCCTATTCAGCAACGCTATTGGGATATGTGGCATCGTCATCCGGTCCGGTGAGCATGATCGACAGCCCAACGCAAGTATTGGTTGTTGATGGAATGGGTGGCTGGTGTTATGAATTAGGAACTGAATCGTACACTCAGGTCATTCCCAACTCGACAACAAGCGATACAGGCCCGAACGTGGCGGTTTATCAGGATGGATTCGGGATAGTCAATAGCGCGAACTCGAATATCATCTACCAGTCGAATTACAATGATCTGTCAACGTTCGCAACATTGAACGGTCCAGGATTGGGTTCCACAGCAAACGATGCGTATATACAGCAGAATCCACAGAACGTGGTGACTATGTACGATCTCAAGGAGGAAGTGTGGATCTTCAAGCAAAAAAGTATAGAGGTCTGGATCAATGAAGGAAACCCTGGATTCGCATTTCAGCAGTTGCAGGGCGTTTCGATACCGATCGGGTGCTGTGCGCCGGCATCGGTGTGCAAATTAGGGTCAAGCCTGGTATGGATGGGTTCGGATGAACAGGGTGACGGCGTTGTTTATATGTCCAATGGCTACAACGCCGTTCCAATAAGCACACACTCCCTGTCAGCGATTTTCCAGTCGGGAAATTTTGTTTTGTCTGACGCCATCGCGTATTCGTACCAACGCGACATGCACTATTTTTACGTGCTGACATTCCCGACACAAAACATCACCTATGTCTACGACCTGTCAACAAAAAAATGGCACCAGCGCGCGTCTTTCTTAAACGGACAATTCAATAGGGAGTTACCGAACTGCCATGCACTTTTCAATAGTCAGAATGTGGTTGGAGACTATCAAAATGGTAATCTTTATGCTTTGGTTGACGGTGTATATACAGACAATGGCGCTCCTAGAAAGTGGCTAAGGACGTGGGACGCACTTCCGCCTGAGGCACCTGAAAACATTCCAATGTCGTGGAACTCGCTGCAAGTCTTCATGCAAACCGGTATCAATGTGCCATCTGGGACAAATCCGCAGGTTATGCTTCGCTGGTCTGATGACGGCGGATACACATGGACCGGATACTTTCAAATGTCAGCCGGCCAAATCGGACAAACCGCATGGCGCGTCATTCAGAATAGGTTAGGATCTACAAAAATCGGAACCGGCCTTGATCGGGTGTGGGAGATATCCGGAACTGATCCGATTCCGGTACAGATTACTTCGGCATCTGCCGATGGCGGTCCGTCATGACACAAACTATCCGATTAAACGTCTCGACGCCGTTTCTACAAGACGTTCCGAATAGTCTTATCTCAAAGGACTGGTATCGATTTTTGCGACAAATCGTTGTGATATTGGGTAACGGTAGCGATGTCGTGGATTTGGGAGACTTTGAAGAGGAAGTTTATACGGAACGCGCACCGGTAGATTATAGCGGTAGCATTCAATCACTTTCAGACAGCATCAATCTGCTTAGGGCGGCGCAAAGTATCAATGCGCAATTGTCGGCAAGAGTTTCGTTATTAGAGTCTCAATTATCAATCCAATCCAAGACCGCGAGTTCTGCAAATACGCTGGCAATTTCTGACAACGCGACCTATGCTGGTTCCTCCTACCCGATATGGGCCAAGGGTAAAGGAAACCAGATTGGATACACAACCGAGGGGAAATTTTTCTTTAATCCATCCACGGGGACATTAACATCGACTCAATTTTCTGTGGGAGGCGGCAGTGCGGCGATTGTCTCCAATGGAATGTTTGGGGTTCCTGGCACAAGCCTGAACTTCGCCATAGCTGGAACTCAATATGTTAGCTTTACGTCTGGCGGAGTTTATTCTTCGGCATTCAACAATGTCACTGTGACCGAACCAGCGACAGCAAGCACATTTACTTTGGTCGATGGCAAGACATTCACCGTGGACAATACGATTACCTTGACGGCCACTGACGGGGCCACGCTGGCCATAGGAACAGGAGGAACACTTGGGAGTGCGGCATATACTGCATCAAGCGCTTATGTCCCTTCTGAGACTCCTGTGGCATCAGGAGGTGCAGCGACAGCAGCGGGCGCACTCTATTCACAAACGCAAGTACAGAGTATAGTTACGCTAGCAAACAACATTCTCACTGCCTTGCAAGGCAATGGCGTTATGACCTAAAAATTACGGACAGCCGGGATGGCTGACCAGTCCTACAAGGGAAAGATATGGCTCTTCAATTCTTGAAGATGTTTCAACCTGTTCAGCTAGGAACATCGGCGGCGGCGATTTATACAGTTCCGACATCGCCGACTACCACGTTATTGCAAAATGGCCGGGTACAGTTGACCAATACAACCAGTAGTTCGGCTACGGCAACGCTATATGCAGTCCCCGCTGCTGGAGCGGATTCCGCTACAAACGAATTTTTCCCAGGTCAAAGCATCGGCCCGAATAGTTTCGTACAGGTTGACGTTCCTCAACTTGCGGCCGGCGATGCGATATGGGCTTCTGCTGGCACCGCGTCAGCGATCAACATTCAAGCAATCAGTGGAGTTTTGCAATCGTGATCGACTTTATGGTCATCGCCGCCCCTCGCTCCGCTACCGCATGGTGTGCGAACTGGCTGACCACAGATGATAGTTTGTGCCTGCACTGCCTGAGCGCCGAAAAGCACTATACTGCGTGGGATGAAATTACTGGCGAAAACGGGAAAATGATAGGTGTTTCAGACACATTTATCGGGCGTTTCCCGAGTTGGCTTAACTCGCACTCGTCCAGAAAAGTCATCGTGCATCGCGACGTTCGAGACATATCAAAATCTCTCGATATGGACGTTTCATCGATCGATTTTGGACTTGACAAAATAAAAGGAATGCACGTTCAGTATTCCGATCTATTTGACTCGCCACAACCAATTTACGAATACCTTTTGCAAAAAGTATTCGACAAGCACCGCCATGATCTGCTTCGGTCATTGCAGGTCAACGTCATGGCAGAAAAAATCAAGATCGACAAGTCTGCGTTTTACCGGTTAATCGGGGAGTTAAGTCATGCATGAAATTACTTATATTGACGGAATAGTTAGCAAGGAGCGCATGCACCAATTTCAAGAATTTGGCGCGACATTGCCGCAACTTGAATTGCCGACAGAGCATTATTTTTCCGGCGGGATGTATTGCAGGAAAATGCGACTGCCGGCTGGTACTTACATCGTCGGAAAAGAACACAAGCATGCGCATTTTTTCATTTTGTGCAGCGGGGAAATGATCGTATGGACATCTGACACGGATAGAAGGACTTTGTTCGGCGGGGATGTGGTCGAAGCCAATGAGGGGGTAAAGCGAATTATTTTGACGGTCACCGAGTGCGTCGGGATTAACGTTCACAAGACAGATAAGACGGATTTAGAAGAAATCGAAAAAGAGTTGATAGAGATTGATGATACCGCATTGTTCGATTACGCCAACCGCCTAAAGTCAAAATATATTGGAATGGAGAAATAAGATGTTTCTGGCGATCATAGGAGCGGCTGGGTCTATAGCCGGCGGATTAATTTCTGCCAATGGCGCCCAAAGTGCCGCGCAGACGCAAGCGAATGCCGCAAATCAGGCGTCGCAAGTGCAGCAGAACATGTTCAACACGACACAGCAAAACGCCGCGCCGTGGATACAAGCTGGACAGGGTGCTCTTTCGCAATTGACTGCTGGAACACAACCTGGCGGCGCTTTGACGCAACAGGCATACACACCATTTACTACGCAGCAGTTCCAGCAAGATCCAGGCTATCAATTCCAGTTGCAGCAAGGTGAAAATGCTTTGACCAATGGTGCGTCAATCAGCGGTGGCATGAACAGCAATAACCTGAAAGGGTTGATAGGCTATTCGCAGGGGTTAGCGAACACGGATTATCAAACCGCACTCGGTAACTACATGAACCAATACCAACTTGGCAATCAGGCCGCGCAGCAGAACTTTACTAACTTGTCGAACCTTTCGCAGACTGGAGCGAATGCTGGGCAAGGTCTTGGATCACAAAGCGCGAATGTCGGAAGCACGATTGGACAGAATATTATTGGCGCCGGAAATGCTCAGGCATCAGGAACGGTTGGTGCTGCAAACGCAGCGCAAAGCGGGATTAATGGGGCATACAATAGCTATCTGCAAAGCCAATACTTGAATAATTATCAGAATGGCGCTGGCATTGGTAACACATGGTCGAATGCTGTTCAAAACGGGTATGGATCGGCATTGTCGCCGTGGTATTCTCCGCAGCCGACAGGCGACGCGAGCGGCAGTTATTGGGGGATTGAATAATGTCAGAAGTCAACGCGTCAATCCCACTCAGCGCGGGACAAGGCGTAACGCCGATAATGTCGCCATTTCAGGCGGCACAAGGTGCGATGACGTTGCAACAATTGATGCAGCAGTCACAACTCGGCCAGCAGAAATTGCAACAGAATCAATCGAACCTTGCTTTGCAGGCGAACCTCGCTCGGCTCGCCGGAACTCCCGGCATGATCGACCCCGAAACACGCTTGCCATCGCCGCAAATGATCGGCGAAATCATGAAAATAAATCCCGATGCAGGAGAAAAGTTGAATCAAATTCGATTGCAAGGTTTATCGACCAAGGCAGAAGCAGATTTGCGAAAGTCAGAAACCGCGCAAAAGTCAAACGCCTTGAAGCAGCAGACCATGCTCGATATCCGGGAGGAAACGCTATCGCAGTATGAGGAAGATATAAAAAACGGAATCGACCCAAAAGCTGCGCTGAATAACTACATGACGCACCAAGGAGAGTTGATAAAAAAAGCTAAGGAAACCGGATCGGGCGGAATCACCAGTAATGACAATATCCCTCTGCTAGATCCTGTGGCGGCGAGAACGAAGGTCCTTGGTTACAAGGGTGCGCAGGATGAAGAAAACAAGAAAAAAGCGCAAGAGACAGCAGATTCCACGCCGATCATGAAAGAGGCTGCGGCATTGTATGGAAAAGATTCACAGCAGTACCGAGATCTTTTGAAAAAGGACTTGGAGCAGAAAACATCCGGTGACGACAGCAAGAAAGCGCCATCTGGATTCAGATACATGGCAGATGGCAATCTTGAGTTCATTCCCGGCGGGCCTGCCGATCCGGCAAAAAAAGAAGGCAAGCTCGGTGCGCGAGAATCTGTTTTCATCAATCGCACGATGCTATCGGCGAACGAAGCGGCCAAGGATCTGGAAAATGTCGTCAAGCTTCCGCTTGCTTCAAGCACAGGCTGGATGGGGGGGCGCCAGCAAAGCACGTCTATTTTCGGTGCCACCAAGGAAGTTCTGGCAAATAAATTGACGCCGCAGGAAGTGCAGAGTTATAACACGCTATCGGCCGGATTCCAGAGGTCATTAGCTGCTATCGAGGCCGCTGGCCTGGCACCGTCCGGAACTTTGTCACATCAAATGGATTCGGTTATCTTCAAAGAGGGCGATACGAATCTTACGAAGCTGCAAAAGCTCGCGCAGACGCGCCAAATCATTGAAGCCGGCCTTGAGACCACGCTTGCCAATCCACGCCTTCCCGATGCCGGTCGAGACCATATCGACAGCATATTGAAATCGATCAAGAAATCCGTCCCGTTTTCGCAGTCAGATTTGATCGACTTGGAAAACAGACAAAGCGAAAATCCTGACGTGACATTGCAGGATGTCATAAAGGAAAAAGCGAAGGCTATCGAAAAGGAAAAACCGGCTGTGAAGTCCCTACAAGGTAACGACGCAGCGAACAAGATCAAAGCCGACTACCAATCCGGAAAACTCACACGCGATCAAGCCAAGGCTGAACTTGCCAAATTGAGTCAATAATGGACGATATAGATTCATTCCTTGGAACCGCCAACCCGGAGGACTTCGCGAAAGTCTACGGCCCTGCAGCAGCTCGTGCCGGGGAAAAGATTGGCGTCGATCCAAAGATCATCCTTGCGCAATGGGGGCATGAGACAGGATGGGGGAAGTCTATCATTCCCGGCACAAACAACCTCGGCAACATCAAAGACACGTCCGGTAGCGGAGTATCGGCAAAGGATAATGCAACGGGTTCGGCCGATAAATACCAGAAATTCAAGACGCCTGACGATTTTGCCGACCACTATGCGGACCTGGTGAATAGAAAATATCCATATGCAAAAGATTCGGGGGCCGATGCCAGCAAGTTTGCGCATGGTATGGCTGCAGGGGGATATGCGGAGGACAAGGACTATGCAAAGCACATCGTAGCCGCACACAAGTCCGTTCCAGATATCGCGCCCGAAAAACCAAAGGCGACGGATGAGGATTTTGATGCGTTCCTTGGTGACAAAAAAGAGGAATTGAAGCCAAAAGAGCCATCATGGTATGACAAGCTACGCGGAACACCTGTTGGCACGCCAGCAAACTCTGATCCAGCGCATGCTGGACTCGCCGCACGAGCGCGCATTGTTGACGCTGGCTCTCAAGCACTCAAGGAAAAGACGACAATCCTCCCTGCAATCGGACTTAATGAGACCGCATTGAATGCCGTAACAGGAATAGGATCATCTGCAATAGGTGGGCTGTCAGGACTGGTAAGCATGCCGTTTGTTGGTTTAGATCGTGCGGCCAGCATAAGCAAGCAAATTCAAGATGCAGCCACATATCAGCCGCGCACTGGACTGGGCAAGCTCGGAACGGAATTGCTTGGCGCTCCGCTTGGCGCAGCATCGGAGGGGCTTAGATCGATTGGTGGCGATGTCGGTCAGGCGGTCAGAGGCGCAAAAGGGCGCATAGCTGGAGAGGAAATAGGTGGTGCATTGCCTGCTGTGGCGGCAACTCTTGCGGGCGGCGCTGGCGCGCTGAAAGGCGCGCAACGCATTGCCGCATTGCCGGAAGATGCCATCCCAGGTAAAGACTTCTCGCCACTTCGCGACCTGACGCCAGAACAACAGGCGCGATACGAAAAGCTTGTAAAGATCGGGGAAAGCGCTCCGGGAAAAGGGGATGGCATTAAACCTACGCTAGGGCAGATCACCCGCGATCCTGAGCAATGGCGATTTGAAGAGCAGACTGGAAAACAAACAACCGGACCAGGCGCAGCTTTGCGCGAACGGGAATTGGATACGAATGCATCACTGACAAAAGCCATTGAGGATGTGGACAAACGGGTCAAAGGGCCGCGCACAACATCAACCGAGGCGCAAACCGGGCAAAGCATCTCGACCGCATTGGAAAAGAAAGCGCAAGCAGCCAAGGCGAATATCAATTCTCTCTATGAGAAGGCCAGGCAGTCCGGCGAAACAAAGCAGGCCGTCAAGTCGGATGACCTGGAAAAGTATCTCGATGACGAAGCAGAAGAACATCCGTCCTTGAAGGTGATTCAAAGCAAGTTGCAGAAATTAAAAGACAAGAACGGCGGGAAACTAACGGTTGACGATGCAGAAACGCTTTATCGTACTGCCAGCGATCAAACAACCTACGGAGACCCTTCGTCGGTGTACATGGGACGCGTCAAACAGCGCATCAACGACATGACGGACGGCGCGGGCGGCGACCTATACAGAAATGCGCGCAGCGCCCGCCTAGCCTACGGCATGGAGTTTGAAGACCGTGCCGGTATCGCTCGCCTGATCGAGAAAAAACCAGGAAGCCGCACCGATTACCGCACGCCGACTGAGGATGTTTTCAAGAAAACCATGCTCAACGGTTCGATTGAAGAAATGAAGGACGTTGTTCGATCTCTGAAAGATATCGATCTGAAGAAGGACACTTCCGGCGCGCAAGCGGTACGCAATCTTCAAGGGCAGACTGTCGATTACATCCTGGACCGTGCGGCGAAACTATCCGAGAACGAGCGTGGACAGGCAGGGGTGTCTTCTGATGGTCTGAAAAAGGCAATCAACGCAGTCGGACGTGAAAAGATTGAGTATCTACTCGGCCCCGATGCGCTGAAAGACTTGGAATCCACTTTGAATGCTGCAAAACTTGTGAAAGAGCAGCCAGGAACGGTAGCCAAAAGCGACACCGCGCAGAACTTGCGCGACATTATGCGCAATGTCGCCCTTGATGCCGGAAAAAAACACCTCATCGATAGCATACCAGTTGCCGGCAAGGCAGTTAGCGCACTGCGCGAGTTCTCGAACCAACGCGCGCAGGAAAAGGCGATTCAGGATCGCGTAACCGAGGCGTTATCCCCGCGCAAGGCATCTCCGCAGACGATCAAGGAACTCGCGCAGCAGGCCAAAGCAGCGGCGGCAGAAAAGCGCAATACAGAACTCGGCGGCATGGTGAAAGGCGCTTTACCGCTATCAGTATTAACAAAGGGGACGCAACCGAAAGGGGATTCGCAATGAACATTCGCATCGAATTTATACCAGCGGCAGAGCAACGCTACGATACTTGGGGAGACTGGTTTTACGACGAAAAAGGCGATCTTGTCATCAAGGTGTCGAATGACGTTGAAGGAATGCCAACTGCCGATCATCAATTCCTCGTTGCGCTTCACGAGCTAATCGAGGTAAAGCTCTGCGAAAAGCGCGGCATCACGCAAAAGATGGTAGACGCTTTTGATATGAGCGAACCGGCGTTGTCAAGCGAAGGAGAACCAGGTGATTTGCCGGATGCGCCGTACCGCAAAGAACATCGTTTCGCCATGATTATCGAGCATTTGATGGCGCATGAACTCGGCTTGACCGGATACGGGAAAGTTGAATGACTCGATTATTCGTCCTTGATGGTGACCGATGCGGGGTCGATGTGGCGCTGCGCGCGATAGCTGTCGGCCATGAGGTAAGGTTGTTTAGACCGCCTGGGCTGGAAGTAAAGGACGGAAACGGCTTCCCCGGATTGACCATATCCAGCGACTTGAAAGGCTCGATCAAGTGGGCCGGCAAGGATGGTTTGATTATCACGACTGCGAATTGCAAGTATCTGGATGAACTTGATCGTTGGCGTGAGTTCGGGTATCCGGTATTCGGCCCGACGAAGGCAAGCGCAAAACTTGAAATAGATCGTGCGGCCGGCATGGAAGTCATGAAGCAGCACGGCATGAATATTCCGGTTTATCACGAATTCAACAGCATGAAAGAAGCGCTCGCGTTCGCATGGAAAGCGGACAGGTGTTTTGTGTTCAAGCCGCTTGGCGATTGCGATGATAAATCCCTCACGTTTGTTCCAAAAGACCCAGGGCAGCTTGTCGAATGGCTTGAAAACAAGATCAAGAAAGGCGCCGTCATAAAAGGCAAGTGCATGCTGCAAGAAAAGATAGACGGCATGGTTTGCGAAGTCGGTATCGCCGGGTTCATGGGCCGCGATGGATTCCTTGAAGACAAGTTCGAAATCAGCTTCGAACACAAAAAATTGTGTAGCGGCGATTACGGACCATCGACCGGCGAGCAAGGCACTGTTATCCAGATCGTCAAAGACGGCAAACTTGTCGATATCCTGAAATCGTTTGAGACTCACTTGCGCGCGCTTGGGCATACTGGCGATGTCGCGATCAACGGAGCAATCGACAAGAAAGGCGAGTATTGGCCATTCGAGTGGACTGCGCGCGCCGGCTGGCCAGATGATCCGATTCGCCGGTCGCTGCACAAAACCGACGAGGTAACATGGATGAAAGCGGCCTTGGATGGGCGCGACGAGCTGAAAGTTTCGTATGACTGCGCAATCGGCGTTGTGTGCGCCCAGCGGCCCTATCCGTTCGGTGATGGCACGCCGGACGAGGTAGAGGGAAAGCCGATTTACGGAGTCGATGAAGTTGCCGATAATATCCATTTCATGCAGGTAATGATGTCTACTGGCGCTGTTTGGGATGGCAAGAAGACGAAAACAGGACCGTTGCCGCGTACCACAGGTCCATATATTTTAGTGGCTACTGGTCAAGGTAAGACCGTAACTGATGCGCACAAGGATGTGATGAGAGTGGTTGACTCGATATGCTTTGCCGACATGATCGTAAGAGACGATATCGGAATGGGATTGCAAGACAAATTACCTAAATTACACAATTTAGGATAT